TGGACCCAAAATTAACGAGAGCCATCGCCTAGCTACCTGATCCCTTTATTGCACGGTTTGGTGGAGGCCGACCATGCGGCCCGAGGCATCACGCACAACCTGTACGTGTTTCGGTGCCGCGTGGGCCGTCGCTAGCTGCGTCAGAGCCGCATGCATTTTGTCCACCGTCTTATTCCCCTTCACATCCACGCCCGCACTCTGTGCAACCAGTTGCTGAGTCTCGGACTGTGATGCGATCTTCTCGCGCTCCAACCCTGCCTTAACCATCATTTCCTCGCGCTTAAACGCATACTCCATATTCATGCGTTGCAGTTCGCGCTGGTGCTCAAGCTCCGCCTTCTGATTGTCGCGGGCATCGTTGGACGCCTGCACCTGCATCGCGGCCTGCTGCTCCTGTGCCTTGGCAGCGGCCTGCATCTGGAGCTCGCGCTCCTTCAATTGCGACTCGGCAGCAAGTTTCCCTTGCTCCGCCTGTTGCGTGGCGTGGAACTTCTGCACATCGGCTTGCATCGTGGCCTGGAACTTCTGCTGGTCCGCCTGCGCCTGTATCTGCGCCACCTGCACCGGCGGCGGGGGCGGTGGAGGGGGCGGCTGCTTCGGCTGGCCCGTCTGCGGGTCCACTTCCGGCGCCTTAATAAATCGCTGCGTAGCCTTGTAACCGGAGAGCTTGAACGCCTCGGTCGCGTAGTTATAGCCTTCCTCGACGCCCACCAACCCCATCGCCTGCCCCTGCTGCATCAACGGGCCAAGCGCCATCAACTTGCCTAACTGCTGCTCACTCGTGCCCGTTCCCAGCCCGATAGTTATCGACAAATCGGAGCGCCGGGACCACTCGCGCGGGTTGACCTCCGCCCACGTCCCGTTCAACCTCACCTTGTCGGCCTTCGACGAGTGCTTGAGCGTCAAAGCATGCACAATCTTAAACACATCGCGCAGCAGTGTTTCGGCAATGCTGCGGGCGATCATCTCAAGGCGTAGCTGCGACTGCGATAGCTGCATCGACATCCCCGTAGCCGTCGAATTGGTCAACGCGTCATTGTCCATGCCGGCGGAATTGCGCGTGTAGCCGGTGCGATTCTCGCGGATAGTGTCGAGGTACTCCAGCCCCTGCAAGGCACCCGTAGACGTGTCCGGCGTGACAATGGGCATCATCCACTCATTCGGATTGCCGCTGCCCCGCACCACGCCACCAGGACGCGACACAAGGAAGTCGTCCACGTTCGCCCGCGCCTCATCCACCGCCGTGCGCGTGTTGTTGATCTGGTTCCGGTTGTCCAGGTATGAGCGGAGCAGGTTCGTCTTGATCTTGGCGATATCCTCCACCAAATCATACGCAGACATGCCCAAGTGCTGATGCGGCATCAGAATGCCGGTCCCGGCACCGATCCCCACAATATCGCACTCATCGTCGGCCAGCAGATTCAGCCCAACCGAACAGACGCGGCGCAATTCGGCCACGCCATCGCCGTCCCGGTCGATGCGAATGTACGTTTCCTTGTACATGACGATCCGGCGCGCTGCATTGCCGGTGTCATCGTCGTACATGTCGCCACCCTCGCCGAACCGCTGGCGGGCGATGTCCTCAATGGACTCGCCCTTGTCGTCGTCGCTAATGTCGTCGGGCACCTTGTAACCGGCCTGCCGCAACTCGGATAGCGTCTTGCGCGTGCGATGCTGCACAAAGTCCACATCCTGCAAACTCGGGCCACGCGCGCGCTCGGACACTAGGATTTCATCCGGCGGGACCGGGCATATCTCGACGTACTCAGTCGGGCGGGAGCGCCGCACCTTGACATCGTGCAGCATCGGCCCCGGCAACGGTTGCCCCGTCTGCGGGTCCATCTGCGGCATATAGGATGGGTCAGGGTACTCCGAATGCTGCACTACCTCGACCTCATTGCCCTGCATCAACAGGCCCATTTCCTCGTCGGATTGGCCGCTGTATGTCTCCGTTACCACATCCTGCCGCACCGTCCAATCACATTTGACGTAGCCATTGCGGAGCAGCAGAGCATCCTTGATCGCCGACACCATCCAGACGAAGCCGTTATTGCGTTGCAGCGCAATGAAATTAACGTAGTCCGTTTCCTGCTCCGCCTGCTTCTCATCGTCCGGCCCGATGGGGTCGAATACCACGACCTGATCGCCGCCGACGAAGGGCTTGACCACGTTAGCGACCACGCCCTCAACAACGTCGGCAACGTCCCTCGAGATGATCGTAGACCGCCCCTGCGCTTGCAGGATGGCGTCGCCCGTGTACGGCTTGCCATAGTAGCGGTCGATAGCGTCGGCCCGGTCAGACGAGATGGCCCCCTGTAGTGTGCCGAGCGCCGTTTCCTCAGCCGCAGAGATGGCGGCGAGTAACTGGTCGTCGGTGATGGGGGGCGCTTTAGCCAATTAGACAATCCCTGCGTTAGAGTATTTGATGGGCGGCAGCTTAGCCGGTCCAGCCTTCCGCACACCCTCACAGGCGTAGCGCAGGCTGTCGATGCAATGGTTATGCTTGTCCGCCAGGATCGGCAGGACTTTCCCCGTGAGCGCGTCCGTCTTGTAGCTGTACAGTGTCAGCTCGTCAATGACGTGCTGGCAGCGCGGGTGTACCACGATGTCGAACGATTGCAGGAAGGCCACGCCCTCCTCCACGCTCCGCGCTCCCTTGATCGCCGCGTTGATCTTGGGATAGCCGTGCTTCTGCATGTAGCTGATCGTCTCGGGGCGGGCACTATCCGCCGTGATAAACCACTTCTCGCTGTCCGGCACGCGCCGGAACAGGTCAGGGAGCTGCGTTATCTCGCATCCGATGAGATAGGCTTCATAATCAACGTATAGACGTTTGCCGTCGATAGAACACCGGACCAGGACCGAGGGATCAATCGCATATCCCCAGTCCGCACCGAGACGGTGTACGGTGGAGGCGGGTAAGTCGAATTCCTCGACCTTCCAGTTGCGGAATACCCGGCTTTCGCTGTTGCGCTGATATTCGCCAAGCCAAACGTGGGCGAACTTGTCGGGGTCGCGCCGCTGGTCATACTCTAGCTCGGCCCTAAGGACGTCGGGGAGCCACGGGTTATCGCGGAAGTTTGCTTGAACCACCATCGCATCTGGCGGCGGCGCTTCACCGCGCAGGAGTGAATCCACAGGATCGGTCGGAAAGTTTGGATTCCAACTGAACCAAAGCTCAGACCTAGGCTTACGAATGGTCGGACGCAGTAGATCGAGACTCCTCTGCGACAGACTCTGTGCCTCTTCGACCCACGCAATGTCGTAACCCTCCAGAGACTTGATCGACTCGGCGGTATGGTTCGCCATACCCTGGAAGATAATCATCCCGCCAAGGTCAGACTTGATGCAATCCCGCTGCACCTCGAAACGGTGCCCCAGGCCCATCGCGTCTATTTTTAACTCCAGCAGCTTCTTGACCGACTGCGCTAGCGACTGCTGAACCTCGCGCACACACACAATATCCGTCTTGGCTAGGACGCTGGCCTCTATCGCCAACTCACCAAAGAAGTGAGACTTGCCCGATCCCCGGCCACCGAATGCCCCCTTGTACCGGGCGGGAGCTAGTAGCGGCTCGTATACCGCCGGGGTGTCAATTGTTAGCGTTGACAATGCGGCGGACTACCTCGTGCAGCATAGGCCGGTCGGGATCGCTGCCCAGGTCCACAGTCTGCGCCGGACGGCCCCAGCCCCGGTCAAGCAGGGCTTGCGCTGCCGTAAGCTGGTTCTTTACGCTCTCGTCGCTCAGGGCGTTGAACAGAACCGCCACAGCGGCTTCAGTATGGGCGCGGCAGGATTCGGCTAGGACGGACGTACCCTTGGGGCGTCCGCTCGGGTTGCCTGACTTGCCGGGTTCGAATAGCGCCATAGCCTGATTTCAGCCTGTTATGCAGGCTCGACTCCCTTGGGGTTGGTCGGGTTGTAGTGGAACTCAATAACGCGCCCGCCGCACGCGCACCTAAAGTCTGCCGAGTCCTCGCACACCCATTTATGGGCCGGTACGCGGTCAGGCAGACAGCGGGGGCAGTAGTAGGTTATTTCGTCCATCAAGCAAAAGCCGCCCTAGTCGGCGGCTTGCGTATTCTGCGGGCATAGCTTTCCAACCCGCGCGTCAAGCCTAACACAATATTGCCCTTCCAACCCATAGGGAAATGGCCACGGCCAGCAACGCCCAAGCTCGGGCACGGTTGAGCGCACCACCGGCGGAGGGCGGACCCGAAGCCGCGCCTGCCTGCCATCCTTGGGCGGCTGCGATAGCTTGTTGATGGAGTACAGCCGATCCCTCCGCACGGCGGTGGACTTGAGATAGCCACGGGCTACCATCTTCCCCAATAACTTGCTGACCACCTGAATCGTCTTGCCAGAGGCTTTGCATACGGCGCTCGATGGGCACGGCCCCAGGCGCTTGACGATGTGCCATAGCTCGCCGCACAGGAACTGGTTAGCGTAGGCGGGCGTCATGTCCACCCCAGCCGCTTCATTAGCTTGACCACCTTCCGGTTATCCCCCATCAGGTCGAGCAAGGCCCGCACCGCAGCATCGGTGTCCGATATGTGGACTTGCTGCCGCTTGTAGAACTTGGCGCGGATGATCTGCTTGTGTAGCTCGGATAGCTGGATAACCCACCCGTCCAGCGATTCCGCGTCATCCTGATTGATCGGCGGGTTAGGATCCTCTGGGACTGCGTCGTCGTCGCGCTCCGTTTCGTCCTTCTTGCCCCGCTGGTAGATGGACGATGCCCCGCGCTCGTTGTCCGGCTTGCCGCTGTCCTGTCTCCCCCAACGGCCCCAGTTGGGCAGGCGAACGTCCCGCGTGTACTCATGCTCGGACAGCCCGCGAGCGTCCCTCATCCCCGCCCCGGCGGTAGTTTGAGCAGGCCGACCCTTAGCCTCACGATGTCCCGGTCATCGAGCCCGACATAGCGCAGGTCAGCGAAAACACGGTCCAAGCTGTACCCGGTAACCTCGGCCAGCCGGTGCCGTGGGGTTAGCACGATGGTCCCAATGGGGAAGGGCTGGCTAACCGGCATAGATCACCGTCCCGTCCACCGTCGCCCGCAGGAGCGTTGCCCGGTCGCCCGTAGCCTCCTGCCAGTCGCGTAGCCATGCCACTAGCTCGGGGCAGCGCCTTAACACTTCGCGCTTGTCGTGCATAGGATTTGGCGCTTTCCTATGCGCTTCGGCGGCAATCTGCCGTACACGGGCAACAAGGTCAGGCGGCATCGCGGTCATCCTCGGGCGGTAGGAGCGCCAGCGCCCGCGTAATGTCCTGGCGGGCGTGGATCAGCGCCCAGCGGGCATCATCCGGTCGCCCCCCGTTGATCGCCAGCACAGCCCTGCCCAAGTGGCCCGTGGCGGTGTCTATGTGGTCCCGGTGCGTGTAGCCGTTAGTCATGGCTTGCCCCAATACAATAGTCGTCGGCTCATCAGGCGGCAAGGCCGGTTGCCGTAGCGCCGCGAAATCCTTGAGCGCGTCTTGCAGTAACGCCACTTCGTTGATGCTCATTCGCAATACCCACTTGCCCTCTCCGCTGGCAATGACGAACTCCTGCATGTCATCGGAATGGCCGTAGCGGGGCATTAGGCCCGCACCTTCGTCGCCATGAACTTGGCAAGCGCCTCCCGCGCATCGTCGGGCATCATCGTGTGCGGCCCCAGTTCCGGCAGCTTGGCCGGCTGCTGCGATGCGTGCAGCGGGACGGAGGACAAAACCGGCTTGGCAGAGTTGACCTTGCCCCAATCCTCGCGGATGCAGTTACGGAAAGCCGCATCCCAGTCGAGGTAGGTGTAGCCCTTGGCCGCGACCTTGGACAGAAACGCCTCGAGGTGAGCCTCCAGCCGGGTATGCCCCTTTTCGACCGCCCACAGCCGCACCGAATCGCTGATTGCGAAGCCTTCGGGAAGGGGGGTCGCGCGCTTGCGCGCTACGCTCTTGACCTTTTGGTTACTGGTTACTGGCTTATGGTTAGCATTGCCTTCGCTATGCGTTCGCATTGCGTTCGCATTGCCTTTGCACCATCGCGCCTGTGCGGATGCAGATGCGCTCGCACTCCGTTCGCGGTAATGCTCTATCTCCCTGTCGGCCCGTTTCTGGTGCCATCCGTCCGGGCCTTGGGAGAAGTACCGCCCCATGACGTAATCCACAGCGGCCTTGTCCGACTTGCTTATGGCCCCGGTGATCCGATACCGCTCGGCGTGCTGAATCGGCCTCTCGCTGGCGTAATAGGTGTCCAGGAGAGCCGTATATGCGCCTCGCTCGGCAAGGGAAAGTCCGACCGTATCGCGGATGAAGTCGCCAACGTGGCGGGGGTAGTGGTTCACACGCGAGACTCCATAAACTCAGCCATAGTCATAGTCGATTTCGCTCGGTTACAACGAAAACACAATACTTGGAGATTTTCCTGCTCACATGAACCACCGCGGGCTATCGGCACAACATGGTCTATTTCAAGACCCCTCAATTCTCCGCAACAAGCACACTTGGCACCGTCAAGAAGTCTCTACACCCCTCCCCTGACTACCTGGAGCGCCTGCTCGACTGTCTCGACGACATAGACGCGGCCCTGCCATGTCGAATGCCATAGCGCCTCGTCCGGCGTTAATTCGCGCGCAGAGGGCGGCTTGTCGCCGTCCTTGACCTCTAAGCACCAGTTAGTCGCCCGGTAGCCCACCAGCAGGTCAGGACAGCCCTTGCCGACCGTGTGTAGCGGCTGCACCGACGCCCCGATCCCGCGCAGGGCATCGGTAATGGCGGATTGGTTGCTGTCCACTCTCGCCGCTCTACGCATAGAGGACCGCCCCGGTTACGATGCCGGGCTGCTTAGGGGCGACCATGAGGCAGGGCGCTCCGGGGCGGGTAAAAGGGTGGGATTGGGGCTGCGTCACCGGGCTACCCTCAGCGTAAGGGTGTTTTGGCATGGCCTGCGCTACAGGCGCAACCGCGTGCATCCGCCCCGTTCCCATAGAAGTAGCCCCGGCCATTGCTGACCGGGGCAAAGCCGCATGGCCGAAGGGAGGAAGTGCCATGCGGGGGGAAGTCATTGTCGGCCAGCGATCCGAAGCATGCTGTACACGGCCTGCGGGCTGACGCCCAACGTGCGGGCAATATCAAGCACAGTCTTGCCCTCTGCGTGCATCTGCGCGGCTGTGGCGCGCCGTTCCGACGATTCCTGGAGCCGCTTGGCCCACGGAGTCTGCGCCGGGGGGGTAATAGTCATGTCCATGCCGCCGATGGTAGACTAGTGGAATAACTTTGTCAAACTACCGTCTGTCGGATTGTTGCGCGATGTATTGACAATATAATTGTCGGCTGGCATCGTTCTCATATTGGAATCGGACGCCTAACGGAGGAAAGTATGACCGACTTATTCGCCGGCGACATTGTAGCCATTGCCCGAAACCTGTTCGAGCTTCTCAAGTTGTGCGACCTGCCGACCAAGGTGGAAGCGATCAACGCTATTCGCTTAGCCCTGCACGAGCATTCCCCGTTCGCGGGTGAGCCGGTCGATTGCGTGCAATGGGTGCCCACCGATCTAGTGCAAGCCAATGACTACAACCCTAACACGGTAGCACCTCCAGAAATGCGACTGCTGGAGCATTCCATTGGGGAAGATGGCTACACGCAGCCTATCGTGGCATGGGCCAGGGACGGCATATTCGAGGTTGTGGACGGTTTTCATAGGCATAGGGTGGGCAAGGAATCCAA